ATGCAGGAGATGGAGGCGAATACCCGGAAGCTGCAGCAGGCGCTGGTTCCCCTTGGGGAAAAGATCGTGGAGTTGGCCAATGTGGTTATGCCGCCTCTGGTGGCCATTATTACAGCAGTGAGCGAGGTATTCGGGATGCTGCCGGAGCCGGTGCAGAACTTTGTCATCATCCTGGGCGCATTGCTGGTGGCATTTACCGCATTGACGCCGGTGATCGCGGCCTTGGCGGTGTCCTTTGGGGCGCTGAACATTTCCCTGCTTCCGGTGATCGGAATCATCGCCGGAGTGGCGGCGGCTATTGCCGGAATCATCGCCATTGTGAAAAACTGGGGAGCGATTACAGAGTGGTTCGGGAATTTGTGGCAGACGGTATCCCAGAAGCTGATGGAGTTATGGAACGGGCTGGTGGTTTTCTTTACGGAGACCATACCGGCGGCGTTCCAGACCTTCATCGGCTTTTTTTCTGCCATCCCGGACTGGTGGAGCGGCCTGTGGTCGCAGGTATCCACGTTTTTTACAGATACCTGGAACACAATCCTGCAGAATCCTATTGTCCAGCTGGTGGTTACAACCATCACATCTCTGTGGGAAAACGCAAAGAATACCCTGCAGGGGATCTGGTCGGGGATTTGCCAGATTGCCTCCGGCGCTTTTGAACTGCTGAAAAATGTGATCCTGGCTCCGGTGCTTCTGCTGATCGATTTGGTAACGGGGAATTTCTCCCAGCTTGCATCCGATGCAGCCAATATCTGGAACAATATCAAAAATGCCGCCTCCCAGATCTGGTCGGGAATCCGGCAGGTGGTGACTTCTGCGGCTTCGGGACTGAAGCAGGGGGTGGAGACTGTACTTTCGGCTTTGTCCCAGTTTGCCTCCCAGATCTGGTCCGCCATGAAGCAGACGGCGTCTTCTGTCTGGAACGGAATCAAGACCACGGTGGTAAATATCGCCTCCGCGCTGCGTGAAGCGGCGGTGTCAGCTTTCCAGCGAATGATCTCTGGGATCGGTTCTGCCCTTTCCGGTCTGTATTCGGTTGTGAGCAATGGATTTTCTTCTGCCATCCGGTTTATCACCGGGCTGCCGGGGCAGGCGTTCCAGTGGGGGAAGGATTTTATCCAGGGGCTGATCAACGGAATTTCCAGCATGATCCAGAGTGTGATCAACACAGTTTCCGGGCTGGCTGACCGGATCCGTTCTTTCCTGCACTTCTCGGCTCCGGATGAGGGGCCGCTGGCGGATTATGAGACATGGATGCCGGACTTCATGAAAGGGCTGGCGAGCGGTATTGAGAAGAACCGGGATCTGGTGGAGAAAGCTGTGAAGGATGTGGCTTCCGATATGGTACTTTCGCCGAAAGTAAGCGGGGCAGAGTATGGATATGCGGGAGACGCTTTCTCCGGCGGGAATATGTCTGACCTGATTTCCGGGATCTCTTCCGCGGTATCGGAAGCACTGGCGGGATTCTCTGGTCCGCAGGGGAATATCGTGATCCCGGTGTATGTGGGCGGCACGCTTTTAGATGAACTGGTAGTGACGGCGCAGGCGAGGCAGAATCTGCGGTCAGGAGGGAGGTAACCGATGGCATTTATACAGTATCTGACTTTTGACGGTACAGCCCTCCCTCTGCCGGATTCCTATGAAGTACAGATGGATGATGTGGAGGCGGATTCCGGCGGGGAGACGGAGGCCGGAACGGTGCAGCGGGATGTGGTGCGCGCTGGCGTAGTGAGCATCCCGGTGACGTTCTCTGTTTCGGCTAAGTGGCTGAAGATCCTGACAGAATTTAAACAGCAGGAAAAGATCACAGTAGAGTATTTTGATGCGGAGACGCTGACGGTGAAGACAGCGGAGATGTATGTGGAGGGGTACAAGGCTTCTCTTGTTAAGGATACATCCCTGAAGGGGTTGTGGACAGTAAGTTTTACATTGAGGGAGTTTTAGAGTGGAGGTGATGCCCTATGTATCCGGTGAGCGAGGCGTTCCTGCAAGCGGTGCAGGGGAACACCCGGAAATATTACTGGACGGGGAAGATTACCACAGCAGGAGGCGTGGTATATCCGTTCACGCAGGAAGATATCGTGAAAGGCAGTGGTTATATTACGGCGCAATGCTGCGGTAATTCAGAAATTGAGCTTGGTGCGGTGTACGCGGCGGAGATGGGGATCAGCCTGTTCCTGGATATCGACCGGTATACTTTGGAGGACGCAAAAGTGGAACTGTCCTACCACCTGCGGCTGGCGGACGGGACTTACGAAGCTGTCTCTATGGGGATCTTTGAAGTGAGTGAGGCCAACCGGACGGTGCATGTGCTGGAACTGAAGGCTTATGACCGGATGCTCCGCTTTGACCGAGCTTTCAATGGTTTTGAAACCATTGGCACCGCCTACGGGATGATGGCGCTGTGCAGTACTGCCTGCGGGGTGGAACTGGCGCAGATTCAGTCGGAGATCGAGGCGTTCCCGAATGGTTCAGAATTGCTTTCCATTTATCCGGAGAATGACATTGAGACCTACCGGGATGTGCTGTATTTTATAGCGCAGGTGCTGGGCGGATTCTTCTGCATCAACCGGGAAGGAAAGCTGGAGTTCCGGCAGTACGGGGATACGCCGGTGATGGAAATCCTGCAGAAGCACCGGTTTTCCAGTAGTTTTTCCGATTTTGTGACCCGGTACACGGCGGTCAGCTCCACCAACCTGCGTACGCAGACTTCCGAGTATTACGCTTTGGAAACAGACGATGGGCTGACCATGAACCTGGGAGTTAATCCCTTGCTGCAGTTCGGCCTGGAAGAGACAAGGGCGGAGCTGTGTGGAAACATCCTAAATGCTCTCTCGAAAGTGAACTATGTACCCTTTGATTCCGATACGATTGGGAATCCAGCCCTTGATCTGGGGGATGTGCTGACCTTCTCCGGCGGGCAGGCAGACGCCCAGCAGATCACCTGTGTGACGTCTTTTACGGTTAAGATCGGTGGGCGACAGAGCCTGAAATGCGTGGGGAAGAATCCCAGGCTTTCCCAGGCAAAGTCCAAGAATGATAAAAACATCTCTGGACTCTTAAACCAGATTGAGGCGGGGAAGATCGGCATCCATACTTTTACCAACGCTTCGGAATATACCATCGGGGAGACGGATGTTCGGATCATCAGCATTGAGTTTGCTTCCAAAGAGGAAAACCATGCCCAATTCTTCGGGCAGGTGGTGGTGGATGTGGCGGCTGCTCCAACTGCAAGGTCAGCCAATGCCAGCGGCACGATTGAGATTCCGTTTCCCTTTGGGAATACAGAAGACAGTGGCGGAGCGGCGGGTACAGAAAATAATTCTGGAGATGGTGTTGACGGGGAAGAAACCACAGATATTTCTGTAGATGTGAGCCTGCCGGTCACCTGGACGGAAGATGGGAAGGCAGTCTGCTATGTCACCTTTGAATTGAACAATGCGGAGATCCTGCTCCATCATCCGGTGGAGACTTGGTACAGCGGGAAGCACATACTGTCTTTGTATTATCCAATTGAAAATATCGTGCCGAATATTACAAATACTTTCAACGTGTACCTTCGGATGGAGGACGGCTCTGGAAGTGTGGGGATCGGGGCCTGCATTGCTTCTATCAGCGGCCAGGCTATGGCGGCGGCTGCGGCATGGGACGGCAGGATTGATATTGAGGAAACGGTGGCTCTGTTTTCTGTGGGCGGCGGCCTGCAAGGTAAGGGCTTTACAGATGTGATGGCAGTGGAAACGATGGAACTGGTGCAGAAAAACTATTCGGATACCCTGAGCGTGAAGCCGGGAATCGGAGCGTTTTGCCGTCCGGTGACGCTGGCAGGATCCAGCGGCACAGAATGAATACGGGAGGAGAATGGATATGGTTTTAAAAGGCGTGATGACGCTGGAACTGACAGATGAAAATACCGGGGCTGTGGAAACCGTCACGGAAGAAAACATGATCACCGAGGCGGTGAACAACATTCTGGGCTTAAATCCCATGGGGATTTTTTACGCGGCTACCGGGGAGTACGACGCTGCCCTGCTCTGGAACGGGAACCTGCTCCCAATCTGCCCCAATATGATCGGGGGCATCCTGCTTTTTTCCAAAACTTTGGCGGAAGATGAGGAACTGCTGTATGAGAGTTCCGACAATCTGCCGGTGGCCTATGCCTCCAATGACGTGAATTCTACGGCGAACCTGGCTAGGGGAAGCCTGAACCTGACGGAGAGCATGGCGATTTCCAATGGATATAAGTTTGTCTGGGAATTTACCCCGAACCAGGGAAACGGCACGATTGCGGCGGTGGCGCTGACCAGCTCCTTCGGCGGAGAGAACGGCTTCGGCAGCCTGACCGGGGACGCAAGCACATTCCTGCAGCTAAAGGTGGCAGATATCGGGGCAATCCCAGACACCAACAAGATGGTGCTGTTTGAGGCGGTGGAGATGGATTTCGAGAACAGCCTGCTGTATTCAATTACCTTTGAGAATGCGGGTGTTCGGATCCGAAAGCTGCGGATCCCGGTGTTTTCCATTGGGCTGAATGAGAAACTGGACGATTCCACTTATACCGTCCTAGATGATGAGGTGCTGACACCGGAGATCTTTGAATTTCTGGGAAGTTATACCAAGTATGGGGAATTTATGGACGGGCAGGACGGATACTGGTATGGGTTTTCCAATGAGGGGAATTCCTCCGGGGATGCAACAATGCTCTGGATCAAGATTTCAAAAACGGATTATTCTTTTACCGAGGGCCAGTGGATACTGTCTAATGCCAAGCTGATGGATGTGGGGAACCGGGAGAATGGCACCTTTGCAGAGCGAGTAGTGAAATGCTGTGTCCGGGGCGGATATCTGTTTGTACCAGCTTATGACAAGACGGGAATCTATAAGATTAGTCTGTCCAATTCCACAGATGTAACGCTGATCAATTTCGGTTTTACCTCCAAGTGGAAGCCCCTTTGCGAGACCGGTTCCTGTGAACTGTATCTGACACTGGTCGGGGATCTGATTATTGGCGGGGATTTCCAGATCACGGCGGAGGACACAGTGATCCAGACCCAGGGAAGTTTCCGGCTCAATAACGCTGCAACGCCCCTGTTCCAGTACAAGAATTTCCTGTTTGGATGGGGCGGCAGCTATGGGAATGAGTACCGGACGGCTTATCTGCTGACACCGTACCTGGCGTCCATCAATAACCTTTCCTCAGCGGTGGTGAAGACGGTGGATAAGACCATGAAGATTACCTACACGCTGACGGAGGAGTAAGGGGGATTAGCGGCGGCGCTTTGGGGAGTCCCCGGAAATGAGAATGTATTCCTGCTGTGGCTCTGCTACACGCTGGAGTTCCTGGCTTCTTTTTTTCAGCCGGAATTGGAGACTTCGGATTTCAGCGGATTTGCTGTCCAACTCCTTCTGGGCCTCCCTGCGCTGTTTTTCAGCCAGTTCCGTTTCGGTCATTGGGCGGATACACAGGGAACCTTCCCCATATTCGACCACAATGGTATTTCCGATGGAAAAGCCAAGTTCTTCCAGCCAGCGCCCCTCCATCTGAATTTTCGGGACCTGGGTGTAGGAACCACCGGAAAGGCGGCTGGTATATGCGACTTTGATATGTTTCTTGTTCATGAGTGTACCTCCTGTTCGTCTGTTTTGTGGTGTTTCCTGGGGCGCTTCCGACAAGCCTTTTTCCTGCCAAGCCAATAGGTGTCATGGGATCGGATCTGCCGGAGACAGTAGGGAAGCGTAGCTCCATGTCCGTGTTTATGGTAAGGGGTTCCTCTGTGATGAGTGTGATAGATCCGGCAGCTTCTGAAACGTGGGTATTCCTCCAGAAGGATATGCCAGCAGTGGCCGGTGTTGTTTGACTGGAGCGTCACGGCGCTTCCATGCAAAGCAATGATTGAGAAATAGATAGGATCAATGGCGTTCAATTCCTTTTGAGTAAACATTTTTTCCTCCTTCCTGCCAATGGCTTTTGGTGATTGTATTTATCACTCTATTCGGCAGGAATAGCAACCTGATTCTGTGCCATAAACCGCACAAATCTCATCAATGGAGATTGTGCAGCTTAGACACTTCATATAGAACCTACAGGCGGGCGCTCAGAGAAGGGCGTCTTTTCTTATGGAACGAAAGAGAGGTATTTGTAATGAAAGAATTTTGGAACACTATTCAACTCATTTTTACCGCTGTGGGCGGCTGGCTAGGATATTTTCTCGGCGGCTGTGACGGGCTGTTGTATGCGCTCATTGCATTTGTGGTAATTGACTACATCACAGGTGTGATGTGCGCCATCATCGACAGAAAGTTATCCAGCGCAGTCGGCTTTAAGGGAATCTTCCGTAAAGTGCTGATCTTCTTGCTGGTCGGGATTGCGAACATCATCGATGTGCAGGTGATCGGCACGGGAGCAGTCTTACGGACAGCGGTCATCTTTTTCTACATCTCCAATGAAGGCGTGAGCCTGCTGGAGAATGCGGGACATCTGGGACTTCCTATCCCGGAAAAGATCAAAACGGTATTAGAGCAGCTCCATGACAGAGCAGAGAAAGAGGAGGAATAATTATGGCTTACACAAACAGTTCACTGGTATCTTACACCAAACTTAGTCCGAATCATTCCGGGCAGAGAACACATTCCATTGACCGGATCACGCCCCACTGTGTGGTCGGCCAGCTGACAGCAGAGAGTATCTGCGGATGCTTTACCAGCCCGTCTGTGGAGGCAAGCTGTAACTATGGCATTGGAAAAGACGGAAAGATCGCCCTTTGCGTGGAGGAAAAGAACCGCTCATGGTGTTCTTCCAGCAGAGAAAATGACCAGAGGGCCGTCACCATTGAGTGCGCCAGTGATTTAAAAGATCCCTACGCAATGACCACTGCTGTTTACAGTTCCCTCGTGAAGCTGTGTACGGATATCTGCAAACGAAATGGGAAGAAGAAACTTCTCTGGCTGGGAGATAAGAATACGACGCTGAATTATTCTCCGAAGTCCGATGAGATGGTGCTGACTGTCCATCGCTGGTTTGCCAATAAATCCTGTCCGGGAGATTGGCTGTATTCCCGCCTTGGGGATCTGGCCTCTAAGGTAACGGCAGCACTGGGAGGATCTTCTTCTGGTTCTGGAACTTCTGTTTTATATCGTGTCCGCAAAAGCTGGTCGGATGCTAAGAGCCAGAAGGGGGCTTTCAACAATCTGGATAACGCCAAGAGATGTGCGGATTCCAATGCGGGATATTCCGTATATGATGAGAGCGGGAAGGTAGTTTACACCGGAAAGCAGACTGCATCTGGCGGGGCAGGAACGCCATTTCTGGTAAAGGTCAGCGCAACGGATCTGAATATTCGTAAAGGCCCCGGAACGAATTATGCCAAGACCGGAAAATATACGGGGAAAGGCGTATTCACGATTACCGAGGTCAAATCCGGTACGGGTTCCACCGCAGGCTGGGGTAAACTCAAGAGCGGTGCTGGGTGGATTTCCCTTGATTATGCGAAGAGAGTATGAGTAACGATCCCCACGGAGGCTTCGGCTTCCGTGGGCAATTTTTTGTGCGGTAATGCCAATAACTGAAAGGTGGACGGTACGATATTTTACTTGCTATTCTTGGCGTTTAGAGTGATAGATAGACTACCAAAAGGAAAGGAGCAGCTTATGGAAATTCAAGTATTGGAAGCCAGATCATCGAAAGGCTATCGAAAAAAAGTATGTGCATACTGCCGTGTTTCCACAGATGCGCTGGAGCAGGAGAACTCATTGGAAAACCAGATCGCATACTATGAAAATCTGATCCAATCGAATCCAGAGTATGAATACGCAGGTGTCTATTATGATTTCGCCATTTCCGGTTATAAAGAAAAGCGTCCCGGCCTTCAGAAGATGCTTATGGATGCCAGAAACGGAAAGATTGATCTGATATACACAAAATCCGTATCACGGTTTGCAAGAAATACCGCCATTGTCCTAAAGGTTTCCAGAGAGCTTAAGGAACTCAATGTCGGTATTTTTTTTGAACTTCAGAACATCAATACCTTGTCTTCGCAGGGAGAGCTGATGCTCACCATTCTGGCGGCCTTTGCACAGGCAGAAAGCGAGAGCGGCAGTATTGGGGCGAAGATGGTATATCAGCGAAAATATGAACAGGGGATTCCTGTTCAGTATCTAGAGCGTTGTTTTGGGTATACCAAAAATGAAAAAGGCGAGTTCGTTCCGGATACAGAGCAAGCCAAGTGGATCGTAAAAATCTACGAGATGGCTGCAGAAGGGTATTCGCTTTCCAAAATAGCGGATGAAATGAACGCTGCAGGCGTAAAAACGGATAAAGGCGCTGGATGGGTGGAAAGCACGGTGAAACGGATTCTGGAAAATGAGATTTATAAAGGCGATTATATCATGCACAAAAATTATGTGAATGAGGAACGCAAACTGGTAAGGAACCGGGGAGAGGTGGACGCTTGGTATATTGAAGACGACCATCCGCCTATCGTGTCAAGGCAGCTTTGGGATAAGGCGCAGGAGGCCAGAAAGAAGAAGCGAGACTATTTGGATATGGATTGCCAGATTCGGGAGGTGACGGAAGAAAATTATCCATATAAAGGCCATCTTTTCTGTGCGAAATGCGGAAGTCCTCTTACGCACCGCATTTACAGTAATGGGAACCGCATGAGTTGGGATTGCTCAGGAAGAAGACGTCATGGGAAAGACTTTTGTACCGGCATCCACGTTCCGGATACGGCGGTTCGGCAATGGAAATTTGATGGAAATATTTACATCAGCATAAAGGATAGCCGCAAATCCATAAAAGAATTTTCCTATACCAAAGAGTCTTCATGGAGTCGGCGGCATAAGAAGAAAGAATTTGTCCGGGAGGTTCCGGAACTTACGGAAGAAAATTATCCTTATTACCGCAGCATTTTCTGCGCCGAGTGCGGAAGCAGGCTGGTGCGGCACATTAAAAAGCATGGGGACATTGTATGGGAGTGTAATGGCAGAAAGCGGAAAGGCGTAGCTTACTGTGAAGGAGTTAGGATTCCTGATCGAGTAGTGCAGGCTTTCATGCCAATACGGAAAGCGATTTACATCAAGGAAAGGAAGGGCAGAAATGGCACGAAACATTACAGTTATTCCTGCAAAAAGCCGGAACGAGCTAAAAGGAAAGAACAGGGCTGAGAAGAAACTTAAGGTGGCTGCTTACTGCAGGGTATCTACGGATCAGGAAGATCAGCTTCATAGTTTTGAGGCACAGGTGGAATACTACACCCGCTACATTAGCGACCATCCTAATTATGAAATGGCAGGTATATACGCCGATGAGGGGATTAGCGGAACAAATATAAAGAAAAGAGAGCAGTTTAGACGGATGATTTCTGATTGCGAAACTGGAAAGATTGATATGGTGATCACCAAATCCATTAGCCGATTCGCCAGAAACACGCAGGATTGCTTACAATATTCGAGGATGCTGAAAAATCTGGGGATTGGGATACTATTTGAAAAAGAGCATATCAATACACTGGATTCTTCCGGAGAGTTATTGTTTACGATATTAAGTTCTTTAGCACAGGATGAGTCGAGGAACATTTCTGAGAACTGCAAATGGGGTATACGATCCAAATTCAAAAAGGGTGAGATGCACGTAAATACGCATAAGTTCTTGGGCTATGATAAGGTGGATGGCAAACTGGTCATCAATGAGCGAGAGGCAAAAATCGTACGGCGGATTTACCGGGAATTCCTTTGGGGCCATAGCCCACAGGAGATTGCAAAAGGACTGGAAGATGAAGGGATCGAAGGGTGCATGGGAGCGAAGAAATGGTATCCTTCTACAGTAATTAACATCTTGAAAAACGAAAAGCATATGGGGGATGCCTTGTTGCAGAAATCCTATACCGCCGATTTCCTTACCAAAAAGCAAGTGAAAAATCATGGAGAGGTTACGCAGGTTTATGTGAAAGGCAGCCATATCGGTATTATTGATAAAGAAACATGGAATGCCGTCCAGCTGGAATTTGCCCGCCGAGAGGAATTCGTAAAAGAACACGGGTTGAAAGGATACGGGTACGGCCGTGAGTGCAATCCCTTTACCTCTAGGATTTTCTGTGGGGAGTGCGGATCACCGTATACCAGACATACATGGAGAAGCAGGGGGATTATGCAGTGGCAGTGCAAAAACCATATGACGAATGGGAAGGTAACCTGTGTCAATGGATTTGTAAGCCAGAGTGATTTGGAATTGGGATTTGTGAAGGCATACAACATGCTGATGAAGCATAAAGAAATCCTCATCCCTCGGTGGAAGGATACCATAGAAACTGGGAATGCGCTGGAAAGATTACGTGCGAAACAGTTCTTAGATTTATCTGAGCAACCGGAATTAGAATGTTATGTACCGGAATTAGCCCAGCTGGTGATACAGATGGTTATTATAAAAGGGATAAAAAAATATGAATTTACATTTATGGATGGCAGCCGGGAAACGGTATGCGTATAGAGTGGTACCCTGCCTAAAATGGGCAGGGCACCGAAGGCTTTTACGATTGGAACAATTCTAATTGACTGGATTCTGGATCATCTTCGCTTTCTTCATTTTCATAGTCTTCCATAGGAACTTCCGAGGTTAGGGAAATATTCTGGGGAGGCTTTCTGCTATACAAATATTCCAGTTTCAATGGGAATTTCATTTTTTTATTGTAGTAGAGCAGGAGTGCTTCCGCATAGCCGAGGGAGCCTGCCCTGCGGTCTTTTGCGGAGCGGATTATCTCCTTCACAGAGATTCGTCCGACTTTATCTTTGAATACATCATCTTTTAAGGAATCCCCGTAAACGTAGAGAAGTCGGGCAACAGCTTTGAGCATATTGGAACTGAATGAATGCTGGCTTCCTTCCCATGTGCCAATACACAATGCAAGGGTGTGTTGGAGAAGATCATAGCCGTATTTATCATAGAGTTCCACCAAAGTGGAAATCGCACAGATGCTCCCAGGAGATGAATTTGAACCGATTTCCAGGCCGAAGGATTCCACTAAATCTTTTATCAGGATATGTTTGTCGCTTCCAGCCTCTATGCTTGCCATGAAGATTTCGTAGGGAAGCAGGGGCTTTACATACTTCATCTGGTTTGCAAAAATATCCGCTTCATGCTGATATTCCAGATCATCATAAACCATGCACCAAACAGGAGTCTCACGGGAACCGGACACTAGAGCGACAATCTCAATCGTATGCTGGCCGTTGAAAACGTAATTGATATTATCCCTCCGGCTGACTTTTACGGGATTGATCTGATAGAGATCGAAATTCGCTGCTGCCTTTTGAACGTGTTTAATTGAAAGGTTGCGCTGATATTCCTGACTGGAAACAAGGTTATTAATAGGAATCTGTTCAAAAAATACGTTTGGCACATATTTTGAAAGGTCATTCATTGCTGTTATCCTCCATCTTCTTTGATAGTGTATCAAGTGTATTCTGTAGCTGTCGGATCTGGAAAGCCAATTTGTTTTTTACGTCTTCGCTGACAATTTGGAAATCCGTCTCATTGCGGATTCTTTTTATTGTTCCTTCCCATGATGGCATCGTATATGCCAAGCTGGAAGGAGCTGCGTTAGGGTCGAATTGCGGCATTTGTTTTATTGGGATCTCCTCTTGAGGGATGGTTTTGGTGCGAGGTTCCACAACCCGCTTCCATTGAAATCCACGGAGGATATCGGAGATGACAATATGGTCAATCCCTTCTTTGGAGAGGGTCTTGTTTAACCTTTTAATATTCTCCTGCGGCAATCTGGATAATTCTATAATATTGTCGTGTGAAACACGCAATTTACCAGATAGAATTTTCTGTGCCAGATCCGCATCTTTTTCCATAATGATATCTACCATTCTGGAATATACTCCATATTTATAAACTGTATTATGTGAAAGCGAATATTCTTCTCCTAATTTGAGCGCTGTGCGATAGCTGTTTGTATTCTGCAACTTGCTATGACTGGTTTGCTGGCTGGGTTCCGTGCCGGAATCGTTGCGTACAATACGTTCTGTTTCATATCGTTTCCCGATGAGGTATCGGTATCGCTCATTGGTGAGATTTCCTTTTTTTAATTGCTCACGACAGATCCAAGTGATCGCATGTTCACGGCAGCTAAAACCTATGCGGTGTACGTGGTAGGGTATATTTTCCTGACGGCATATCATGTATCGTTCATATCCATCAATTAGATATTCATTCCACGCCGCAATGGAATAGGTGGTTCCGCCATCTAAAATATTCTCTCGAAGTGAAAGAAATTCTTTCTCAGAGAGCGGGTGCATGAGGCTTTTAAATTCTGGATCGATCTTTAAGACGGGACTATAACCTACTTTCATATAGCCACCTCTTCACACTCATTTGGAGAAATGGGAACAGCGTTGTTCAGGCAAAACAGTGCGATCCCATGCGTTGTGTTTAGTGATCCGTAGAAGCGATACGAACTGCCGTGATGCAAATGCTGGTTGTTTTGAAGAAGGGTAGAGGCGAGGCTGTTGCTATACAGTTCGTAGCTATTCTTGGCAGGGAAACGTTCTAACTGCACAAAATGCGCTAATCGATCCTCACGGATGGAGCGTTTGATAGCCAGAATGTTTTCGTGTGGATTGACTAACAGTTGGATATAATCGGGATTTCCAAGCATTCGGAGTGTGTTTTTATGAATGCGAAAACGACTCTTTTTGAAGTCAATGCAGATAATTGGTAAGGAATCAGTACAGTTACTCATGGGTCATATCCTCGCTTTCCATATTATTTTTTGTGCTTTTATCGTTCATGCCAAATAAGGCATACCCGTCAAATATATCAATTTGGAGGGATTTTTGATGTTCCTCTACGGGAACGCCGAATTGATGTTCCCATTCGGAGGGGTATACGGGCTTCCGAGAGGTTCGTGCTTTTTCACCGTCCTTTGATGTTCTGGTGAATATTTCCGGCGCTGTCAAATCAAAAATAAATAAGAGCTGCCCGTTGGATTGGATCAGCTTCCCCACCAGCTTATACCGGTAGCTGGGGTTCCATCCCATCAACTCCGTGATCTTTCCATAAAAGACACGGCAAGTAACCTGCTTAGGTGTGCGCTTCGCAGTGGCGCTGCACCAACGGAAGGAGTCCTTGGATTCTTCGGAACAAGGGCGTACAGCCAGCTTCTTTTTCTCCTGATTGACAAGAATCTGCACATAATCGGTTTCGGGAAGTTTTTTGATACATGCTGTATTCATATAAACTTTGAAATTGTTAAAAGTGATACAGGGTTCGTAGAGATGTGAGAAAAATTCTCCACGGACGACTTGGTAGCCGTCATAATTAAAGGAATCATCCTCTATAATTTCTATTTCTCTTTTTATGGAAGGCTTTTCCTCTGGGGTAAGCTGCTTATCAACGATCAGTAACTCGTTCATATGGTTCCTCCTGTGTTATGTCTTGAATAATTTGGTGGATTTCTTCACGGGCCTTATCAGGTGGCGTCACGTTAAGATGTTCTGTGTGGTAGGGGACTCCCTCATTCTGCGTATTCCATTCTTGGCTTTGTGAAAACGCAGCCATTTCTGCAGCTTGAGATTGGTGATAAAAATTATTGCCAAAGGTGTGCCGCCAATCTGCAGGATAGGCCAGTAAACTCTTTGAAGAAGATCCAAAGTAATCGGATCTGGGGTGTGTATCATTTGAATTTCTATCTTCAGAAGTAGGAATAAAAACTTCCGGTTCTTTTAAGTTGAAAACCAACACCATTTCTTCGCCTTTTTGATGGAACTGGCCGAGGCAACGGTATGTATACTTGGGATTCCAACCACAGAGTTCGTATAGCGTGGGAATAAAGGCGGCGCTCCCGATTCCTTTAGGGACTTTCTTTATATCCGAGAGTCTAGACCACTTCATGCAATTGCGTTTCTCTTTTGTGCTGGGCCGGATAGCCAATAACCCTTCCACCGTGTGTATTAAAAGTTCTATATAATCAATGTTCTGGAATTTTTGGAGCGCAATTAGGTTGAATTTTAGTAGTTTGTGTGTGATCAATATGTAAGGTTTATCACGGGGATTTAAAAATTGCGCTCTTGTGATTTCAAATCCTCTCAAATCAAAATCTCCGGGAGCGACATCAGGCATGAGAGCAGAATCGATAGAGTCATTGCCTTCATAAACACTTCTACACGCTGCGTTGTAGTCAGGAGCCTTAAAACCGGCCCACCGGGGATTCACCGCCACAAAGCCTTTCAGGACGCCATCTGAAATGACATGAAGTTCCGGGAGTAACCCCTTTGCGCCATATTTGGCATTCAGGATCAGATGCTGGACAGCGACAAAATCGTCCTTGGAGATGATTGCTTCGTGGTCTCCATATCTACGATATTGGTTTCGATCCTGCTTATTCTTTTTGGATTTATGGTTAAGGTAGTTGGGAGTCCAAGTCTTCCGAGCGATAATGTCACCACAATGCCTTTCGTTTTGCAAAATCTGCAAAATACTTCCGGGGTTCCAGACCAGATTGCCTTTCTTCGTGGGCCGCTTCAAAGCGGTCAGCTGATCGGCGATCTGCTGGCAAGTATATCCGTACAGGTACATGAAAAAAATGAGGCGCACTGTTTTTGCTTCTTCTTCATTGATAACCAATTCGCCATCTTCATTCACGTCATAGCCCAGAAGGGGCGGCTTTAGGAAAATGCCACGTTTGAAGCGCATTTCAATGGAGGCATTCATAATTTCACTTTTGTTATGACTTTCTTCCTGCGCCATTGCAGCCATAAAGGAGAGGGTCATTTCGCTGTTCGCATCAAGAGTAAAAATCCCCTCCGCTTCAAAGCGAATCCCTATAGGCGGCTTGAGTTCTTTCAGCTGCCGGACATAGCCAATACAGTCCATAATATTTCTGGCGAATCGGGAAACGCTTTTAGTGATGATCATATCGATCTTTCCCCTATAACAATCTTCAATCATACGAAGGAACGATTCACGGTGATTTAAGGATGTGCCACTAATTCCTTCATCGGCATAGATCTCCACCAGTTTCCAGTTGGGATGGCGGTTGACGAAATCCGTATAATGATTTTTCTGCAGTTCATAAGAAGATGTTTGTCTAGGGTCATCAGTGGATACTCTGGCATATACAGCCACACGTAATTCACGGTCTTCATCATAGATATTTTCAGGTGGCCTAGCAGGGAGGCATTCCAGTGTGTCCGGGTCTACGCCTCGATATCGTTCACGGATCTTGGATTTTTGTTCCTGTATGCTGATGGAGTGTTCTTCCGATTGGTTCATTTTTTCACGCCTTTCATGTATTGTTACGTATCATTATATTTTCTTTGTAAGAAAAGAAAATAGACCAGAGGTCAAGTGCTTAACCTCTGGTCATAGCGTCAGGAATTATGCCCCGTTTCAATTAACTCCCAGCCGTTGTTGCGAATGATATATTTTGCTACGGAGATCAATTCATAAATAAAACGGCGCTCTAGAAGAGAACAATCTTCCATCAGCAGATCAATATCGGTCTGATAATCCGTGGGATTATGAAGTTGATTACCGCTGAGCAATTCATCCACAGTAATTCCCAGAGCATTGGAGATCCGGACAAGGGATTCGAGGCTTGCCTGTTTCTTGGCAGTTTCAATATAACTGATATAGGAATCCGACATATCAGTTAACGCAGCCAGTTCAGCTTGGGTCATTTCCTGCTGTTTTCTCACTTCTTGAATCCTTTTTCCGATGAGTTTGAAATTTACGTTCATCATACATATACCTTCCTTTCTGACGATGAAATCCGTCTCTTTTACGATAGATGAAAAGGGCAAGTTTGATTAGGTATATTATGTAAGAGCAGTGGAGTAATTTTGGAGGCGAAAAAACACCGGAATATGTAGGAATTTGTCGATTGATTTTTATTGAAGAAACCATAGATCAATGGTATGCTTGTGCAAGGAAAAAAGGTGAAATTGTTTAGAAAACGGCATACAAAGGAATAAGAGATTAAAAAAATACATAGACGGAATGTGGAACTCATAGTTCTTATTTTTTTACCCGAATACTCCATTACACTTTAGTAAAATAGTCAAGTAATACAGTTCTAATAAAACTTCTGAATTACAGTTACAATAAGCGTATGTAAAACAGAAGAGAGGTGTAGTTTACTTGCATATAGAAGAGTACATTGCAGATAGGGTAAAAGAATTGTGTGAGAAATATCATGTTTCAAAATATCGACTTGCTCAGTTAACAGGGATGTCCCAGACGGCTGTAGGCAATATCATGAAAATGGAGAGTATACCTACGATACCAACGCTGGAAAAGATATGTGATGCATTTGGAATCACACTGGCGCAGTTCTTTGCCGGAGAAGGTAGGAGGCCCGATCTATCAAAAGAGCAAAGAGAGATTATTGAAACGTGGGATGAATTGGGAAGAGATGAACGAAGAATTCTTATTCAATTTGTCCGCAGTCTGAAGAACAAGTAGGGAAGCAGTTCTATGTGAAATTCGAAGAACTGTTTCCCTTTTTCGTTAAGATACAAAAGAGAGAAGTGCTAATGTAGCTTTCTGTGCGCCAGAGAATAATAAATTACGAAGAATGAGGTATAGTGATGGATAAGAAGAGTCAAGAATTTAAGAACCTGATTTATGACCTTGCAAACGGGTCTCTGGATTTGGCGCATTTTCCTGTGGCAGAAAGCAAATATGTGGAAAATGAGTATGAGGAAGGAAAACTGTGTAGTAACCTGTATTCAGAAATGAGAGATGCCTATGACAGGATCTGCACCCGCCTTGGGAAGTCAGATCAAGAGGACAGGGACGTAGAAATTATCATAAATAATCTTCTGGATATAGGAAAATATCTCAGCATGAAAATGTATGATTATGGATACCTTTTTTCAACAAATAAAATTTGA